CAGACTGGTGGTGCTGGATACCCTTTCCCGCGCCCTGGCCGGAGGCAATGAAAACGCCCCAGACGATATGGGCGCGTTAGTGTCAAACATTGACCGCGTGCGCCAAGCGACCGGCGCACACGTCAACGGGGTTCACCACTCAGGCAAAGACGCCGCCAAAGGAGCGCGCGGCCACTCCCTACTCCGAGCCGCAACAGATACCGAAATCGAGATCACCCGAGCTAGTAAAGATAGCCCATCAATCGCCACCGTGAAGAAGCAACGCGATCTGGAAATAGAAGGCGAATGGATATTCAAACTAACCATCATCGAACTGGGTCTCAATAGACGCAGCAAGCCCGTCACATCCTGCATCATCACGCCAGCCGATCCAGAGGAAGCCAAACCCAAAGGACCGAAGCTGAATATGTGGGAAAACATGGCACTCCAAGCCCTCAAAGACGCCATTGGAGAACGCGGCGAAATGGGCTTTGGAGACCTTCCGAGGGTCAAAATCGTGCCGGTGGAAACCTGGAAGGCTAAGTGGATGGCGCGCGCCAGCATCGAACCAGATAACAAAAAGCGCGCAACATGGGCGCGAACAAAGAATAGAATTTTGTTGCTCAAGATGGCTTATCACAAAGATGATAAAGTCTGGCTTATTCAAGAGGATAGCGATGATGGGCCACAAGCGTGACCAGTAAGCGCAACACCGCAACAGAAAACGCAACACGTTTTTGGGGTGACTTGTTGCGCTTTTTGTTTCACCGGGCTTATGAGCGCTACTCCGCAACACGTGCAACACACACCTATAGGTGTGTTGCATGTTGCGCGTTGCGGTCAGCCCCACGTTGGGTAAGTGGGAAAAGAAAGGGAGAATTAGTTCAATGGCGATGAATGGTGATTATCTGGCCCCGACCCCTGACACAGCAGGATCCTGGGTATGGCGGTCTCAAAGCGGCAGGCGGGCCGTGGACGATGTGGTGAGTGACCTGGAACGCCGGTGGGGGTTCGACAGGTTGCCGCGTCTGGTGTCGCCGGCACTGCGCGAGCGGTTTGTGGCGGCTCAGGATATGCACCGGCAAGCGACCATGGAAGGCGTAGACCTGGCGGAAATGGACAGCATGATGATACGCGCATGGCGAGCCTTGGAAGCAGAGGCTATCGCTCGCGGGGAGACCGAGTTGCCTGGGGCCGTGGTGTGCTGGCAGGCAGATGAGCCAGAACGCGGTACCATATGCCTCTGCCTGGATGATGAACACGCCCAGGCGCTACTGGCACGGGCTAAGGCGGAAGGGTGGAACGCGGAGGCATGGACGCTGGTGGAAGTGGGGAGAGTTCTGGCCGCATCATCATCGCTGTGGGAAGTGAAACAGGCTTTCCCTATGGCAACGGTACAGAGTAAAAGGAAAGCCATGCCGCAGGATGATATACCGCCGTTATGAAGAAAGCATTCGAGGGCGAACGCATAGACTTCGGGGCGGATATCAAGGAAGGCTGCACGCTTGTGACTAAGAGATTCTGGGCGCCAGCCGCTATGCTGGCGAGAGGCATGATTACAGATGACCTATATGCAGCCGCAAAACGGTTGCGGGATGATTATTATGCGGGGCAAGCTGGGAGGCCAGGGGCTAAGGAGGCTTATGCGAAGGCTTGCAGGGCCGTAGGAACTACATCTATGCCCGTGTTGGCTTGGGCAGTATTGAGCCATGGCACGGTTATGGGATGGGCTGAGTGTAAAGGCATTGAGGTGGCTCAGGCGACCGGACAGGTGGTGCAGGGGCTTGAAAGGCTTGGAGCGCATTATGGCAGCGCATGAATGGAGAGAGGGGTACGATGTGGGCCGTTTAACACCGATCTGGATCGACGATGACCATATGCCGAAGATACTCAATCTGATTTCTAATGGAGTATTGATGATTGATATTTATCGTATGGAAGGGATGCCCAGCTCTTTTGTGATCAACCAATGGCTGCAAGACGCGAAGTGGCATCTTGAATACGCACGCGCTCGGGAGCGGATGTCTCATGTCATCGCCGAGACAGCCATCAAAGAGGCAACCGAAAATACTACGGAAGACCCGCAGTTTGCCCGGTTAAAATTCGACGCAAGGCGCTGGTATGTCGGAAAGATTGCGCCTAGGGTTTATGGTGACAGAGTCCAGCACCAGGTCGAACTAGGTGAAAGCTATGTTGAAGCTTTGCGTGTGGCATCTCAGCGCATCAATCAACGAATTAAGGAAGAAAAGCAACGGAATCAAATACTTGACGTTGATTTGGAAACCGGAGACATCATCCAGAAAATAGGAAATGATACCGAATCAGCAAAGCCAAAGAAACGAACAAAATCAAAGGGTTAGCGTGGAAGTTTCCATAATGCACCTTATGCGGTTCCAGCGGACACGATCGGTCTGGACCCCTACCCCCACCCCACCCCCCCGAAATTTTGCGACGGGGGGCGGGCTGGTGGCATGACATGTATATCAACACCCCCCCCTGGGTACGGGGACAAAATGACAAAACGTCCCTTTACCCCCCGTAAATTTTTAGGATAGAATCAAACTCTCATGCCAGGCAGACCCAAACGGCGGGCTAGATTAGCGGCGGAGGCAGCGGCGCAAGCCGCTGCTGAAGCTGGGGACAATGGCGCCCTATCGTCCCCACCCCCTGCTAATCCTGCTAATCCTGCTAATCTTGGCCCAGCGCCCAAGCGCCCGCCTCCTATTGCCCCAACAGCGGAGGAGCAGGCTGCTATTATCGAGCAGTTGGCGGCTGATCCTGTTTTGTTTGTTGAATCCATGCTTGGCGCCACTCCGCAGAAGTGGCAGGCGGAGGCTCTTAGGGCGATTGCCAGCAAGGACCGTGTGGCGATTCGTTCTGGCCATGGTGTGGGCAAGACGGCGTTCTTGTCTTGGTTGGTGTTGTGGTGGCTTCTCACTCGGATGCCGACCAAGGTGGTTTGCACGGCGAACACGGCGCACCAGTTAAGTGATGTGTTGTGGTCTGAGATTGGCAAATGGCATCGCAAGATGCCGGAGGGTATGCGGCGCCTTTTAGAAATAAAGTCCGACAAAATAGAACTTATTGGCGTGCCTGATAGTTTTGCGGTGGCGAGAACCAGCCGGCGGGAGCAGCCTGAGGCCTTGCAGGGGTTCCACAGTGAGAACCTGTTATTTGTGATTGATGAGGCGTCTGGTGTTCCGGATGTGGTGTTTGAGGTTGGCCAGGGTGCGCTTTCGACGGAGGGTGCCAAGGTGGTTATGACTGGCAACCCGACGCGGGCCAGTGGTTATTTCTATGATGCGTTTACCCGGAACCAGAAGCGTTGGTGGCGTCGGAAGGTGAGTTGTCACGATGCGGACACGGTGGACAAGGGTTTCTTGGAGGAGATGGCGGCGCAGTATGGTGATGGTTCGAATCAGTACCGGGTGAGGGTGCTTGGTGATTTCCCGGCTGGTGACGATGATGCGTTGATTGCCCGGCACTTGATTGAGGCGGCGAAAAGCCGCCAGGTTGAGCAGTCTCAGACGGCGCCCGTGGTGTGGGGGTTGGATGTCGCTCGGTTTGGGGATGATGCGAGTGCTTTGGCGAAGCGGAAGGGTAACTCGTTGATTGAGCCGGTGCGGGTGTGGCGTGGGAAGGATTTGATGGAGACGTGTGGTGTGATTAAGATGGAGTGGGATATTACTCCGGGTTCCATGCGTCCGATTGAGATTATGGTGGATGTGATTGGTTTGGGTGCGGGCGTGGTTGATAGGCTGCGGGAGTTGGATTTGCCGGTGCGTGGTGTGAATGTGGCGGAGTTGCCGGCGATAGATGGTAATCGGTTTCAGCGTCTGCGGGACGAGTTGTGGTGGAAGGCGCGGGAGTGGTTTGAGGCGCGGGATTGTGTGGTGCCGAACGACGATAGTTTTGTGGATGAGTTGTGTGGTCCGTTGTATAGTGTCACCAGTGCGGGCAAGATTCAGATAGAGCCGAAGTCTCAGATGAAGCGCCGTCTTGGTAGAAGTCCTGACAAGGCGGACGCGTTTTGTTTGACCTTTGCGGGTGTTGCGGCGGCCATGTCTGGGTCTGGCGGGTATGGGGTTCGTTGGGGCAAGCCGCTTCGACGGGCGGTTAAGGGGGTTGTGTGAAGTATTATTGTATTTCGCTGCGTGAGACCCCAGAGCGCACGGCGCGTGCGCGGCATGAGTTTGAGCGTGAGGGTGTGCCGGTATCTTGGGTCTGGGGTATTTATGGCAAGTCTATGCAGATTAAGTCTGAGATACCCATGCACTCGGATTACTTTGTGAATCGTGGTGTTACGGCGTTGGTTCTCAGCCATCACATGGCGTGGAACCTGGCGCAGCATGACGGTGCGGACGAGTTTATGGTGTTCGAGGATGATGTGGTTCTACCTGAAGGTTTCCTCCAGAAGTGGGCCACCATCCGCGCCAAGGTGGATGATGATGTGGACGGGGTTTACTTGCAGAGTTGCTGTGTGGACGACCAGAAGTGGAAACAGAAGTATCGGGATGAGTTGTATGATGTGAGGTATCCGCTTTGCACGGCGGCGATTTGGTGGCGGCAGCGTGCGATTCCGACATTGGTGGAGCATACCAAGCCAGCGAATACGCCGGTTGATATTTTGTTGGAGCAGAAGGCGCTGCGCCATTTGAAGGTTTTGACGGTGTTGCCTGAATTGGTCGGGCAGCTAACGCATCAGGGTAAGATGTCGAGCGAGGTTCAAGCATGAACGATATGGCGCATTTGGGTGGGTATTATGAGGAAGGCGACGGGCACACGTTCACGCCGGACATTTGGGGATGGTTGCTTTTGGAGTATGGCGTTGAATCTGTTTTGGATATTGGCTGTGGTACGGCGGTCAATCTGAAGTGGTTTCAGGACATGGGGTGCCGTGTGCTGGGGGTCGAGGGGCACCCTGACGCTATTCTGAAGGCGAAGTGCGGTCCT